CTTCTTTACTTTATTTTACAACCTTTATTGTCCCCTAAATACTTCCATACTATGGTATATTTCGTTTATATTATTGCTACCTAATATAATGTTAATCATACACATTAGTTGATACAATGGCCCATCATGTTTAATAGTAATCCCTCGTACAGTTAATTTTAATTTAATGATAGTTTCTGGTTTATTTCCTCCACAGATATACACGTTGTTTGGCTCATAAATCCAATGCACATGCTGCCCTTCTGGTAAATTTTGATTTGTTATAGTTTCGTCTAACCCATATAAATGACTATACATTGATAGTGTGTTAATGCAATTAATTACATTAACTTCCTTATTTAAAGTAACTTTTCCGGCACCGCCTGAATAATTTGTCCACCTTGATTCTATAATTGTATTAACCGGGGCATTTAATTGCTCTCTCTCATATGTAGGTAATTCATGTGTCCTCATGCCATTACGCATTATTGTTCCTTTATTTGTGCACCCTATTAATCGTATTGAAGCCCCAGTTTGGCTAATACCTTGCATTGGACAATATATACTTTCGGTGCCCGTGATTTCTTCTGTAGTATAGGTTATTAAGTTTATGTTATTTCTTTCATGATTTAAATTGTTGTTGTCACTTAAATTACTGTAAACGCACACCTGTCCATCTAGTAATTGTATATAATTATGTATATTGGTTATATTTAATTTTATAGCTAACCTCAATCTATGTGAATTTTCTTTTCCTAAGCATAAGCTTGGCCTGGTTGTAGCATTAAATAAGGTGAACCCTGTAACTAACAAATCTGTGTGTAAACCAAATGGTAGATTATTATTACCTGTTTGATTTGTGCCTAAATCACGTAATATATATGTACATTTGTCACTCCTATAATTTTCATAAGTACATGCGGTTATATATCCTTGATTGCACCACGGTTTAAATTTTAACCTAATACTGTTGTTATCAACATTTGTTTTTATGTATGGGTTATAGTTTGGTTTATTCGTGGTTGTGGCTATAGCCTTATTATTGATAACTTCGTGTAATTTTCCAACTTCTTCCCCAGCATACATTGTAGTTAGGTTTAATACATTATTGTCCGATAGCCATGAATATATAGTATTGTATGGTAATTTAACCTTCTTGATATTACCAATATTATTGACAAATACTGGCCAATAGTTATTATATATTAGTTCATCAGCTCCATAATGGTAACCAAATGCCTGTAATATTTTCAATGCTAATGTAATATCAGTTCCAACTTTACCTATTAAATTTGCGGCTCCACAACCTCCATATTGTAAAGCATTTGCATATGCTGAACCTCCTTTCATGTATTTGTCTATTGTGTGTCTAGAGTTTGGCTTTGCTTCTGGGCCACCTGCGTTCTGGAACATTATTTTTTTATCTGTTAATAATCCTACTATTGGCCTGTAAGTTACTAATTCACGATTAGTACATTCTAATAATATTGTGTTTTTATAGGTTATTTCTTTTGTATTGGTTAAAATTATTGTGTTAACTTCAGGTTCAAACTTATGTATGTAATCCATTGTTAATGCTGTTATAATATATGTATTACCTTTTAATTTCTTAAAATAATTGTAAATTTTTATTATATTGTTTATGTGTCTCTCTTCAATACAATCTGTTTCATCTATTGATTTTAATCCAAGATCTGTTAGTCCAAGTGGATATGCCCCATTTTCATTACGTAATTCGTCATATTCTTGACTTCGTTTCCAATCTGACCTATTTTTAATTAAGTCTTTTTGTGATTTTAGTTCTGTGTTCGGTTTTGTACGTACTTTTAAAATGTTATCTATAGTTATTAATTCTCCACTAATATTAGCAACACCTTCATTGCCATGGTTTTGAGTATTTGTTAAATTGTTTATATCCCAAGGTACGAACCTTAATGGTTCTTCATTGTACCCTATATTCCATGGTTCACCTGTTGGTATTAGTGTTGTGCTATTGCTATTGACACTAGCTGTTAAAATCTGTAAATTTAAATTGTGTACGTGGAGATAATGTGAGGCACTCTTCTGCGTGTAATGTATTCCTCTTCTCACTTTATTTCCTATTACATAATCGTCTATTCTATATACTTTATTATATTTAATTATTACACATTTAGTTAGATCGATTTTTGTATTGGCTTTATTGAATTCGGATGTGGCATTTAATGGTATTGTAGTAATAACATGGTGGTGGAAATTATTGCTTCTTGTAATGTATGTGTTAAGTGGTAATATTATTTCTGTTTGCCGATAGATACTATGTCGTATATTTATACCAATAATTGAATTATTCTTAGTTGGTATAACTCTAGCTATAGCGCAATTACTAATAGCTAGTACATTCCAATAGTACATCCCATCAATTATTTGGTCAGTTAACCCATCGCCACCTATTGCAGTGTATAAGTTGGCCAAATTGATACCTTCGGTTTTGCACAAATTTGGGTGTATATCCATTATTGTGCCAATATTTTCTATTGTCGTGCATTTATCACAACGTATATTCTTATCTTTACATAATACCGTATTACCTTTGCATCCGCATATACTATTTCCACGTAAGTTGAACGAGGCACTTAAATGCCTATTTTTGTAGCAAATTTCGTCCGTGTAATGTTTACATTCTGCTTGGTCATTCTCTATCCAATAATGATTATGATCAGGTGTGGAGGCTTTCATTGCAGTGCTATGTACTGTCGGGAACCTTGGGGTTCTTTTGTTTGAACAGTCTTTTGGCCATATTGTTATTAATTCTGATTCTACAGTTAGATAATAATCATCTATTTCACCGATGTGCATAGCTTGATTCCTTGTCCTACCACCAGTTGCCCGTGGGTTTAAATGTTCACACCATACATGTGGTGTTGGTACTTTAAATTTGGCACCGTATTGTTGTAATTTTGCTAATTGCCCTAAACATTTTGTGAAAAGTGGGTATCCCATTACTTGTGTTCCATTTGTTCCTGGCCAATCTGATTGTGTATACCAAGCTATTTGATCTTTATTTCTAGTGTTACTATTTGGTTTGGTTATTTCACCAATAATACTAATTGCTGTCTCGATGTTCATTCGATTATATGTACCTATATACCTACCATAACAATCATAATAATCTGTTGGTTGTGTCCCATAATCCGCACTTTTAAGGAAATGATGTTCTGGCCTTAATATTATAACTTTACTCAATATTGTTGATAATATAACTTCATCTATACAATATACTTCACCACATGAACTAATCATATCTATAACCATCTCTTTATGCATTTGTTCCGTACCATTAAGGTAAGCCCATCCCATATATGAATTGTGTATATAATCAACTACGCATACTGATTGACCATGACTTATATCTGCATCTATAATTACTTTATCATTTACGACAATTGTTTCTCTGCCAATAATTGCCGGCAACAACCTTAAAACAGCATGGCATTGATTCAACCATATATCAGTTTCGATTATGATTATATTTTCATCACTTAAAGTTATAGCATTCCTATGACTTGGTTTGAAATTGATATTAGTAAACCCGTGCCTTTTATAACTAGCACCTGTACCATTACTAATCACCTTATTTGGTAGTGCTTGCATTTTTATTAATAATTCTTCCAAACTTGCTTTCCTAGATACACTAATTTCGTTAAATATGTTGGTATTTTTATTTAGACCACTTAACCATAACCCATTTTTGTGTCTTATACCATTATGTCTTTCTGCGTGCCTTATATTGTTTAATTCTCCGTTTATGTATTCGGCGTTATTTCTTTGGCTCTTGTAATCATAATTTTCACGCAATAGTGTTAATGGTTTTTGTTCTGTTTCATTTTCATTCCCATATAATATCTCTTTTAATGTTTGATTATTTCTAGCTATCCGTTTTGAGTATGTATGTAAGATTGAGTTTGTTATTTTATTTGTTTTAGAATTGGTTGGTTTTAATAAACTTGGTAGTTTTTGTTTTTGTTTTGTTGGATTTTGTGTTATACTGTTAATTTTTAAGTTGTAATTTTTAAAGTTATTATAAATGTTCTCTTGATTATTTATAATTCCCGTCTTAATGTCCATTTTACTTGACAACCTTTGGTTTAATGTACTATCTAAGTTATTGACCACTATATTCCTATCTATGAAATACATATCTACTGGATGGTTAAAATTCGGTCCACAACTTACGTTAAATATACTATCTGCATTAGCATTATTAGTACTTGTTATTAACGGTATGCTTAATAATAGGGCCTCATCTCCTCCATACGTGTTTATATCTGTCTTTATATAATCCCAATAAGTTCCGGCTTCCATTATTTTACCTTCATGTAAGACATTTTCCATACCTGGACCACCCCAACATTTAACTGACCATAATCTCCTATTTGGTAGGAAAAACCCTTCTGGCTCTATTGTTTCTCCTTGTTGCCCTGGTCGCCCATTGCTTATATGATACCTGGTATTTCGATTTCCATATACACACGCCAAAAGCCTAGCTTTAGCATAATGTATTTTGTCTGAAAATAGTTCTGGTAATTCGATTATATATCTCCATGGTTGTACCGTGCAAGTTTCATTTTTAGCTTTAAATAAAATTTGGTATTCACACCCTTGCTTAAGTTCACAATCCCATGTCGTAATTTGTACTGTAGTTTCATTAGTTGGTAATTCATTAAATTTATTTACAAAATATTTATGAACATTAATTAACTCTTTAGGTATATCTGCCCCTATAGCTGGTATTCTGTCTACCATCCATAAATATGGACTATTGTTAGATCTATTTAATGGCACGTTGCCTAAATTGTTTGTATGTTGCATACCAGTTTGTAAATGCCTATGTATAACTCCAAATGTATTCCTTCCTTTTGAAATTTGTTTTTTATTTGTTGGTTCATAAATTTCATGTTGTTTGTCACCATGTGTATATTTATATGTTATCTCGTTAATTTCGACACCTTTAGACGTTAACTTCCCCTCAAATTCTAGGTTACATTTTATGCATTTTAATTTACCATCACTTATAACTATATCTTGTCTTATAATTTTATAATTTCTTTTGATTGTGCCAAAATTAGCGTATATGCGTTGGCAGTTTAATTTATCATTAACTAAAATTATATCTCTATCAATATTTAAGGGATTATGTGGTACATAATCCTTTAGTTTATTTGCTTCAGTTTGCAATAATTCGATAAGTCGGGTTGGGTCACGTGGTAATTTCCAATGTCCTACTACAGGTTCATCTAAAATTTTAATTTCACGGCGAGTCATAAAATCTTTAGTCACATGGTCGGCCCTTGGACCCATAATTGTCCGGCCTGTTTTAAATATATTAACAACAATTTTTATATTTAAAATTGGTTCTATTGCCTCGTCTGTTCCATAAATGTGCCCGCTATTTGCTATGATAGCTAATATTAACATAGTACTTTCATTGTCAATTTGATCCGTTAACCAACATCCATCCATCCAGAAGTTTGTTTCATCATATGGTGCAACAACTCCGTTATTATATTGTTCACATAAATACATCATTTGATCTTCTGCCCATAGACCATTTATTCTTGTCCGTCCACCTCGCATCATGTACGTTGGTCCTGATTTGAATAACCATGGTAATAGTCGTAAAATAGCTGCATGCCTACCACCAGTTGGCCAATACATAACTATGTCATTGATTCGGTTGTGTCTTCCATCTGGTTTGGCACCACATATCCATATTGAGTAATCTTCATCACCTGGGTCCCTATCTAACTGGCCTGGTATGATCCCATACACGGCTATTTTCCCATTGTCAGGTATAAACGAACAGTCATCATAAGCATCCAATAAAAATTTTTTCCATTCTTCATTTATATGTCCATCTGTTAAAGTAGTGTAATCTAATTTGTGTGGGGCTATTTTTGTTTTATAGGTATATTTTTTTTCTAATAGTTGTCTTAATTTATCTTTTGTCAAGGTGTTCTTAATGACAGGTTCAGCTGGAATATGTTGGTATTTTGATTTATCCTTATTTCTTAATTCATAACTACCTTGTCTCGATTGGTTGGCTATATTTCCATCGTTATCGCCAATAAAGTGGGTTGTTACTGGTTTATGCGTTAATACCCAACATTCTTGTTCCCGTATGTAAGTTATAATTGTGCCTTTATCTAGTAATATTCCATAATTGTTTTTAATAGGTATAATTCCACTTAAGTTATATTTTCCACTTGTTGTTATTGTATGTGTCAAATTTTGTTTTTGCTCAAATTCATATTTAGAAATTATTTCTTCGAGCCTTGGTTCTCCTTTAGCCTTAGATTTGAGCCTTCTCAGATAGTATGCGATTAATGTTTGATGCTTTAGTTGGCCTTCAGCGCCTATTGGTGGGGTTTAGACACATTTAAAGTGTTCCCATTCTTTCATTATACTTTCAGGTTTCCTTAAATAATTATATAACATCGTAAGTTCGTTTCTAACCCATTCTTCAGATTTTTTATATCTATGTGATGCCGTAGTTATTGAAGCTGTCATATCATGCCAATTTACTGGTTCAATTGGATAATTTTTATCCTTTATTATTTGTAATGTAGTTTCATTTAATCCTAATAACATCAAATATGACATACACCTTGCGTTTATAGTTGATTCCGGGTCAGCTGAAACACCATTTGTAACTTCAAACCTATTTCTTAATCTTATAACATCTGGCCCCAATGCACATGTTCCATTGTTGCCTTTTCCTATAATCATTTGCAAAAATACACAATGTGTTTGAGTTGTTTCCGCACTTGATTCCATATTAAAGAAATCCCTTATTTCAACTCTTAACTCCCTATCATTCGGCCTATAACCTTCAAAAATAGCCATGTTGTCATCACCTAACACCATCATAAGCTTGAGGTGTTTACCTGCCCTTTCGACCATCCGTCTATGACACATCATATTTGTAATTACATTGCCAATTCCTGTTGTGGCGGTACCGCTTTGTACTTTTTCATCTGACATTCCTCTTACAAATATACCTTTATAATCCCATTTTATTGTTCCTGTGCTCCATATTTGTATAACCATAGGATGTACCCGTAAAACATTTTGATACATATAATAATGACAATCTAGTACTTGTCTGTCAGTTTGTTTGTCTTGTTTTGCTAAATCATCTTCAAAGAAATAAACATTTTCACTGCTAACTAATCTTACTCTAGCGGATAATTCATCTGGCCTGCAACCATCTGCATACACAAACCTATCACCAAATAGTGATTTTAAATGTGTTTTTGCCGCCATGAATACTGGTGAGAACATTGCCGCTATCCCTCTCATTTGCCATACTATTATCCTAACTTGTTGTTTGGCCCAATCTATTATTGGGTTGCTTTTAAGTAGTGACTCTAATTTTTGGTGTACATTAAAGCTGTTAACGCCATTTTCTAAAAAACCTCCAGCTTCTAGTTCATCTAATTCTTTGTCTATTTTCTTAACTCCTGTGCGTCCTCTTAACCACTCACGGGTTGCTTCATCATTTAATGTTATGGTTGGGAAACTTTTACTCAATTCTCGCCAATTTGATGTAAAATATGCATCGCATGTCCTTTCTACCTCTTCCCTCACATTTAGGTTATGTTTACGGTATACCTTATGATCTTCCATACGTATAAAACTAGCATTTAATTCACCATATACCATTTTTGTGTTAACAGGTCTGCTACGCATTGGGTATTTTGTCAAAGTTAATTTTTGTGTCTTGATTATTTTGTTTGGTTGTTCAAAAGTTTTTGGCTTTTTAAGTTTATTAGGTGTTGAAGGTGCAATAATTCTGACTAATCCAGTTTGGTCATAATCATCCCAGAAATTCAATATTTGTATAGGTATATCGTCTTCAACGATACTTTCATTTGGTGTAACATTATCACCATCAACTGCTATATACGGTAGGTATACATACTTATCCAACGGATTGTCATATTGTGGATAACCGTCATATGACCTTTCTGTGAATGTGTGTTCAGCCATTGCTGCTATATTGCGTTTATCGCTAGCTGTATATTCATGTACTTCCAGCCCTGGCATATACTTGTGTGCTATATCTAAACATATCCTTTCGTGCTCATTACGATCTAAAGCAATATTAAGTGGTACGTTTTGTAATAACCGCACACTCAACCTATTACTTTGGTTAAATCTGCTCCTGTCTTCTGGTAACCCGGTAGGTGCTGATTGTAAAGTTACTGACCCTAAAGCTGGTATATGTTTTGGTGTAGTGCTCGGTCCCCATGTCAATAATATTTTCCCTGCTGGGACATTTACATTTTTTTGAAATTGGCTTAAGGCCATGGGTTTGCCTTGTAGCCTAGCGTGTTCTCTTTGATCTAATAGATCGTCATGATCTACGAATATATTAGGGTGTTTCTTAGCTAATGTAGTTTTACCTTCTCCCACTGGTATGTAGATTGCCCCTATAGGTTTTTCATGTTTTTCAGTATCATGTATGTTCCACCCTATCATAAATTCGTTGTCGTTTGGCAATTTCCTAAAATCGTATGGTTTTTCCCAATAATCTAAATTATCACTAAACCACATATCCCTTAATTGTTCACCTTGTTTAACTTTAGTACCTTTCAACCTAGCAGCAGTCATTTGGTACAAATTGGGCAAAAATGTTGGAGAGCCACCTATCCTCATCCACCCAGATTCCGGCACTATAGTTACTTTATTGCTATATTCATCTAAGCTGTGTTGTGTATTAAATATTGATATTTTATATGCACGTCTTGCACCATTTAATTGATTCCATTCTGATTCATCAATTAAATATCCAGTGTAACCGCTTGTTGTTTTATTCCACCAGTATTTATTGTTTTCTATCATGGCATATCCTAATCCACTATTCCATGTTTTGTCTGTGTCTTGCTTAAATGGTCGTTCATAATCATTTGTTCCCCATAACCTTTGGTAACCTAGATAAGATATTGCCTCAGTTATATTGTGTAATCCGGAATGTTCATTTTGGTCATCTAACCATTTAAGTTTGCCTATATCATTATCATCGACTTTCCAATAGTTTGATAACATAGCATATGGGTAATAAATGTGTTTAATACGTTCATCATTATCCTGTTCTACCTGCGAAAACCTTATTAAATCGGCCACTGCGTTAAATTCTGCTAGTTTATATGCTGTTGGTTTATCCCAGCTATCATCAAGTCCTCTGGTGTTAAAATCATTTATAGCAAATTCAGTAACGTCACTTGTGTTATAAATTAAATTGAATCCAGTTAGTTGCTCTGTTATGTTTGATATCTTTATATTTTTTCCTGTCATCCATAAACATAATAAGAATAAGTCATCTTTATCGAATCCTCCATCCAATATTATGCAATTTTCAACTGTTACAGTGTCGAAATCGCTAGCTACTATCAAATTATAATGTGGTACTATATTTCCATCTATTATTTTGGCATGTTTAATTATGTCTTTTGCGATTGTACTAGGTTTTTGTGAGTATGTGCCCACGCACCTATATACCTGATGCCATCTAATACCTTTCCCTAATAAGAAGTTTGGGTTTTGAGTGGCTATATTATCTAATATAATTTCGCCTTCAATCGGCCTAGTGTAATATTCATAATTACCATCGTAATTTATCCCTAACCCTATTGCTTCTTCTTCTCCAATTTTTTTATACTCTGGTTTATATTCTTCATCGATCTGCAATAAATAATTTGCGTAATCCATTCCATTTAAGTTTTGTAAGGCCTCATATCGATCGACAAGCCATTCTGGAATTTCCGATGGCCCGTATCTCTCATATGTATATTTTCTTGTATAGCTGGATGCTTTCACTTCAATTACATCCACGTATTTTCCTGTCATTTTAACCCCATAGTTTTCATAGATGAGTGTACATCTCTTTGCCATTAAATGGCCATTTATTTCTAAATCTCCAATTTCTATTGGTTGTGAGTCATCAGCTAAAATTAACCCTACTGCTGCTTCATTATCAAAGAATAAGTCTACAATACATTCTTCATATGTTTTGCCTATGCTTTTAAAATCAATATATATCCGCTTATAATTCTTATCGTCCCCTATAGTGGCTTTTTCAACGTTATTAGTAACCCAATATGTAGAGTTACTTGGTAATGGTTGATCATCGCCCCAGGTTAAATTTATAAAATTACAATTTTGTATCTCTTGTGCCCAGGTTTTATAATTTTCCATATTTATTACTACACTATTATTGTTTAAATGTAGAATGTATGTTTCAAAATTATAGTCAAAAATTATTAGTCCCCCTTCATATTTTGGCTCTTTGTGCCACATCTGTAGGTGTTTTATGTTACCACATTTCCGTAATATGAATCTTTGTTTGTTATCTTTATCTTTGGTTAGTTTGTTCAATAGATTTGCGTTTATATTTACATTTAACATGTCTAATTCAATTTTTAATTCTCCCAATGTAGAATCAAATTGGTCAGGTAATGGCTGTAAGTTTGTGGTGTTATATACGACTCTACCAAATTCGTCAGTATTTGTGGTATGCCATTGTATTAATTGTTCACTATCTATGTCCCTATAATCAACTCTATCTATACGCAATGATTTTGAATGTATACAAGTTTGTGGGTGTATTCTTTTTACATAACTTAATAACTTTTCAGGTTTGTCAGTATATATAAAAGTACATTCTCTTGTATCATGTACTCCTGCGCGTACGAAATTTTGTTCTTGTAGCCTCATTGTTAACCCTACGTTTGGCATTAACTTATGTTCATTGTTTAGATACAATACTTTTGTATTTTCATATAACCTTATTGTATCTCTATGGTTGTATGCATGATGTGCCATATTGTCGTACTCGCATATTAGTAAGTATTCTGCCGGGTTTGCATCATTAAATATTCGTAAACTTGCTCCTGCATACTGTTGGGCTAAAATAACTGTTTCCCTATTTATAGCACATACTTTATCTGGGTCAATATCGGTAATTGTTGTTCTAGCTGTTGCATTGCTTAAAATATTGATACCACTATCTATGAATAACATAGGTATATTCCTACTAGAGAAGCTAGCTGGTGGTATTATGTATGTTATATTATGTATTTTTTGCGTTGTGCATCTTATAACTTGTCCGTTATTATCACACAGCCAACCATATGCGTTGTCTCTTATGATTGTGCCAGTTGTAATTAAATTATCCGTCATAGTTACATCTGCAAGTACGTGCATGTTGCTTGGACCTGTTAAATCTTTTAGCCTAACATTACTATCCCTACCTAACATATCCCTTAGTTTTTGTTGCCATTTTGGTTTATCAAGTTCATTTGTGTCAGGTGCAACATTATCTAGTAATACACGTAGATGGTTTAGATTGTTTTCAGGCGTACCATGTAAATGTGAACATCCAATATTATCCAAACCTATATTTTTGTTAAGTATACTCCAAACTTTATTGTTTATTAAATGGCTACCGGTAATGTTAAACGGGTTCATGGCTGATTGCGATTGTGGTATAACTGGTTTGATTCCTGCGTCCCAGTTTATTACCTCATGGTGTGCAACTACACAATGCCCGATACTCGCTTTTAAGAATATTGTCTGTTTTCCTGGGAAATAATGATATAATTCAGCCCTACTGCCAGTTCTCAATATCAGGTTTATGCCTAGGCAGCATGTTACAAGATGTATTTCATCTGGGGCCACTCCATTTTCACGTGGTTTATCAAATTTTAGGTATTTGCCTATGGTATCTAAATCATTTGGATCACAATTGGTAGCCCATTGAATGCTTTCAAATACACATGGTCCATTTACAGGTGGGTCATATGCAGTTGTTGAGTCTGGTAAATTGTCCATCCATAATTCACCTGCTGGTACGTTGTTAAGTTCATCAGATTCCGCAGCAATGAACTCAATTCCTAGTATCCTTGATGTTAACGTGGTGAAATCAATTGTCGTTTTTCCAATAGATAAATCGAATATCATGTATTCTTGGATATCTGGAGCAGTAATTGGTAAATTATAAACATCATTCATAATCTTATTAAAAGCACGAGTAAATCCTTCAACTGGTTTTGAAACTGGCAAATCAGCTGTATTTGCCGCCGCTCCTTTAAGACCAATTGCACTAGCTAAAGCGCTTTGGAATGCTGCACTACTATAGTCATTCAACCATGTGCCCACCCCATTATTTACAATTTCAGTTGCCCACATGTTTTGGTCAAATGCAACTGGTGCCACAATATGTACCACCCCTGCTTTGAGCATTTCTGTAGTAGTTCCTGAACCACAATGGTGTATAACTACCATTCCTTTCTTTAAACTCTTAGCGTAATTAATGTTACCTATTAAATATATTGTCCTGCCAGCTGCGGCATATGTGTTAACTGCTATTGCTGTTCCGTATTTCATAACTATTGATTTTATATCATCTAACTTATTTCCACATTGTATATATAGATTTCCATATTGTGTGCCAACTGGTTGCATTATAGCATTAAGCAATGAATCTACCATATTACCAACTTTGTTATGGTTCATAGAACCTTGAGTGAATAATATGTCTTTATTTTTCATCCTTAAGCTTAATTGGGTAGGTTCATCAACTAACTTACCTGCCATATATCCAACATTGTAACCAAACTTATTGCGTGGTAAATCTTTGATAAGATTACTATCGTATGCATGAATTGTCGGGTTTTCCCATGTTAATAATCTGCGCATATCAAGTTCGCCACCGCCTAATTTTGTATATTCTTCGGTAAGTAGGTTTTCATTAAGTAACATTATTTGGTTTGATGTAAAATTCCTAATAGCTGTTTGTATTGGTCGTTCATTATCACCGCCTACGTTAAATGGTAGTGGGTTAAATTCGATGTACGGAACCCTATATCTATGTGCATATAATTTGGCTTGTGGAGCCACTCCCATGCCTATGAATATATCTATTGTTGGTAATATTGCGTGGTGGTTATGTTTAATACAGTTGTGCCCTAGTCCTTGCTCTAATTGTTTCATTAATACTTCTAAGTTTAATTCTTTAAATGAAAATGCAGTAGCTAGTTTTTCATCTAAATTCCATTCCCCTGTCAATATAACTGTTCCTTTGCATGTACCAGCGATATGTTGTCTCCATTCTCTTGGACATAGTATGTATGTATTAGCCTCCCATGCATTCAATATATTCAACATGGCGCTTATTGGTCTTAAATCACCTTTAGATCCTAGCGCTGTAATTAATATGCGTGTCCCCTTCAAATTGCTGACAGTTAAACTTGGTAGCTGTATACCATGGTTACTTAATAATGATCCTATATTATCTCGCATGGTAGACCAATTTGCATTATCATACAAAAACAATGTTTCTTTACTCAACTCATATAAATTGTTATATATTATGTTGTCCATCTCATTAAATTGTTCTATAGTTTGTGCCAACCTAATGTACTCTTGGCATAGTCGTTCGGTTTGACTCTTATTTTCTAATGTTTGTATATAGTTATTTACTCCTTGTAACCATAATTTAATCTTATCCCAATCCAATTTTGTATTTGGTTTATCTGGATCTGGTGTTGTTGGCCGTGAATGTGTGGGGGTTGGCATTTTTGGCCCACTGGTTAATTCGTTTAATTTTCGTTTCAACTCATTTATTCTTGTATCACTTAATAGACCTGTTTTATATGCTTCTTCATCCTTAGTTATGTCAAATGATTTGCTTTGTAAAGCCTTTAATAATTGCTCTATTGTGGCATTAAAAACCGGAGTGGTTGGTAAATTAATCGCTTTTGGGTTATTATCTGGTGTGCTTATCGGTTCCATAAACATATCTGTTGGCCCGTTTACTCTTACCAAAACTGTTAAGTATTTTAAATTACTATATATGTATGGTCTTAATTTGTTTGTTATGGTACGTGCTTTTGTAACTTCTTGGTGTGTATATTGACTTAATTTTACACCTTCACTAGTGTAAATGTTTAATGTCCTAGCTGTGTGCGTCATAGATACATCTAATTTATCCCATTCATCCAATATTCGTGCTAATATATTATCACTTTTACCATATGATAGGTTTTGTATTAGCCGTAATACTTCTTTTGGTGTGCTGTTCAACCCGGATAGTTCCATTAATCTACCAGCGGCTCCCACTGCAATTGATGCAATATGGTCAGTACTTGGATTATATGGTTCCTGTCTTTGGTACCATTCTTGCATAGCGGATTTAAGACCTGATATGAGTTTACCATCGTATATTACTACTGCATAGGCTGTGTCTAATGCCACGGAAGGAGAAGTCTTATATGTATTTCTAATGTTAAATTCTGTAAATTGCTCACCATTTAACATGACCCGTGCTGTTGCACATAAGTCTGTAAATGTTTTACCTTCACGTGCATGGGTTAATCTTAGTTGTCTGAGTAACCTATCTGGTACCTCCACTGTTCTAGTAGTAAGTAAATTGTTGTTATGGGTCAAGTTCGATATTATATCAGGGTTGAATACAGGTAAAGTTATTTTAACCATTCTAGCTTGTGGGTTTACTAATGGTGGACTTAGAACTAATGTTTTTCCTGGTTGTATGAATTTTGTTAGTAATCTAGTAGTCATTGTGCCTGCAGTGGTCCACATACATTTTGCGATTAAGAAACAATTTTCTGAGATTTTAATTGGTTCAGCATCAATTATCAATTTTGTGAACCAGTTTGGCAATTTTATGGTTAATTTAAGAGCTTGATTTTGTATTATATCATAGTTTCCGTCATGTTTTAGTAGTTCATGTCCAGGGAAGTAGGTATAAATTGCTTTTCCCGTATTTATAAGTGTTACAATATCTTTGAAATTTTCGGGTAAGTATAAGGGTGATATCCATATAATTTTGTTTTCACTTAACATTTTAGCATCTGTAATCCAGGGTCCTCTTTTATTTAGTACGTTTGCTGAAGCGTATTGTACAAGTGTTGCATTATTTAAAGCCCGCTTATTTTCACCATCAGGTACGTGTATTGTGCTCAATTGCTTTAATAACATTGTTGACCATGGCCAATGTGTTTGTCTGAATCCTGAATTAGTACAATTATATGGTGAGTCTGTAGCTATGCAATTGAACATTTTATTCATTAATATTATGCTTGGCATTGTGTTATATATAGTCATAGGTTCCCTACCAACGTATGACCACAATCCCAATAAAATTACTTGGTCACATAGATGATTGTTGTCATGCATAGGCATTGCAGGTATCAATTTATTAGCCGCAAGTGATGGCATTGCAGTTTGTATAGTTGATAAAGTTTCATCATCAATATTTTGTGGCAAATTAATAGGTTCATCTAGCATCGATAACCGTATTGAACCCAGCCTACCTTCTTCTTGTCCAATTAATTGTCCAACTCGATCATTAGCGGCAATATGTTCTTCTATACTGATAATCAACCCATCTATCCCTTTAAGGTTTGTATTTATCCTAAATTGTTTGCTAAATTTATTTAATGTCCTACCAATATAATTATTTAATAAATTATCAAGTATGTTATCTGTGAATTCAATAATATTTACGCATTCCGGGCTAGTTTCAGCCCACGGGTCTATAGTGTTTAGCAGAATTACGTCTCGATTTGGTTTCATATGGCATAGGTAATTATATTTATTTTCATTTTGACCTTTTATAGGGTATGAGGTGATGTCTATCCCTTTGATTAGTTCCTTATTTGGTAATATTTTAATATTTGTTGTTAAATCTAAAGTAGCCTGCATTTCATTTAAATATTGTGCACTTTGGTTATTATTAATATTTTTATAACCCCATTTGTTTGGCATTATTTTATTAAATACAGATTTAGCAAATACACTAGCCCTACTTATGGCCCTATTTATTTGTAAATTAGTATGTATGTTATTATTTCTGTTGTCATTTAATAAGGGTTTTAGACTGTGTGGTATATATTGATCATCTTCACCAGATATTAAGCCTAATTTTCTGGCAAACCTTTCACCATCTTGGTTTGACCAATGGAATAATCTACAATTTGTATTTATTGGGTCTGAACTTATCTCCAATATTATTTGTTTATTTTTATGAACTTGTAATCCACTTAGTTCATCGTCATCAGTGCTAGTGGTAATAATATAAGTTTGCTCGTCGTCTAGTATTCTATATTTTAAACCATTTGCCTCAAACATTGTTGTTATAAGTGCCAATATGTTTATTCTTCTTATTATAGTTGTATCGCCATTCACCATATTGCTATATTTTGTAGTTGGTTTGATTTTCGTGTCAACTTTTAAGTTATTTTTTAATTCACTGATTTGTTCTTTTGTTACTGCATTGAATTTGTCATATGTGCATGTCACTGTTAGATTATCGTCAATATTGAATTTAGCAATAGTGAACCCACCATAATAAATATTTATCTCTGAATATTCATCATTATGTATGGCTGTTAATGTGGCACCATATTGTTCTTCATACTTAATAGCCGTTGCTTTTAGGGCGGCTATACTAAACCTATTATTTTCATTAGAACTCATAAGGTCCCGTTCTTCATAATCACTTGTGAATTTTGTATCGAGTTTAGATAAATTTAGTAAAATATCATCCCAGTAAGAATTTTGATTAAACCCTAGTCTAGTCAATATTTTTCCAACTCCTTGGCCAACTTTCACAACCCCAATACGTTTATCTAATGTTATATGTGGTGCAAAGCAGCCAATACTAACCCAAATTAATTTGTCTTTAACCCTGGTCATTGCGGAATGACAGTATCTAGCATTTTGTTCTATCCCAATTGTATTACCTATTTGTTCTTGTATTACCAAAACTACTTCTTTTTCATTTCCTTGGTACCGATGAGTAGTATTTACTTCTTGTACGGTAGTACCTGTTAAGTTTTGTCGATATGCGTTAATCCTTGCGTTATGTGGGTCCAAAATTAATTGTACACCATGTTGTTTAACTAAATTGATAATAGCATCCATATCAAAAGTACTAAAAGTTTCTACAACATATTCAGTTTTTCTATCTTTTGGTCCTATATATTCATATCCACCTTCTCTAGTTGCATTTATAATTGAACATAATGGTTCTGCTATCCTATACTGTTTATTAGTTATTTCTAAATTTTCTTTACTCAATGAGTGTAAAATACTAGCTATTGATCTCTCGCCACCTTGATCACTAAAATCCACTACACCTATTTGACTTGTATCTCCGAAAAATGTGATATGTTCATACCTCCTTTCAGTGCTTATTATGTGGCTTATAGCTATTGGCCTCAACATAGTAGCTTCATCAATAAACAATTCTGTTATCTCTTTCGGTATGTGTTGTGTACCACTAGCTATTCCCTCATAACTAAATACCTTATTTGGGTCTTTATTTTGATCAGCTAACCGCTGTTTTAATACTCTCTGTGCACCTGAAGTTACAGCTATTACTGCAGATGTATTATGCATTGCAGCTACAATTCTTGTTGTTTTTCCAGCACCTGCTGGGCCTATAAAACCTTTACTACTACTCAATGCTAATTTTAACTGAGTTTTATTTGTATTGTATGTTAGACAGGCATATATCCCGCGTATAGCTGAACTAGCTGATTCATTGTTATAACATATGTCTACTGTTCTTCCTAATTGCATGTTTACAAGTGTATATGACACTTGGTCCATAGTTATGGGTTTTACGTGCACCATATTGTACTTACCTCCACTTGTCTTAACATATATTATGTCTAACGCTTTCCATATCTTAGTTGTTGGAAGTTTTATTCTAGCACCTTGTCTAGTTTGATCACTTTTTACAGTTACATGTATTGGTTTTAGTGATAATGTTGTACCACTTAATTCGTTCATGTGTGTGCACTTATAATATGTTTTAATATGGTTTACCAGTAGCCCTAGTTGTTCGTTTTCCAAGTTGTCTATACCAGTATGTGTTGTATTGAATATAGCAGTTAATTGAGGTGTAGTTAATGCGTTAGTTTGGTACCCTGCAAATATAGTAGACTTTGCCCATGTTGGTACCTTTATATTGATTTGGCCTTTCACCAAATCATGTTGTCCTGCAGCATTGTTAGTTAAGTACATATCTTCGCCGTTTTCGATTATTTTTGTATCTTCTATTTGAGTACCACCTGGGTTAGCATTAGTATAAGTCGTGTATAAATCCCATTCAATTTGTAATTTAGTCAAGTCGGACATACTCCATGTCCATTCATTGGTTTGATTTTTTGTATGCATTTTTATTAATCTTCTAATGCTATTCATATTCACAATTTCATTCTTTGTAATGATTGTTGGGCCCAGCTTTACTATCTTTACAATCACAGGTTCCCAATGTTGGTTGATCGAATTGTTAAAGCTTGAATGCATAATACAATTGAAATTGTCATTTGGTTGATATTTAAATATAGTAATTGTTGGGTCCGTAAGTAAAACTAAATTCAAGTTTAATTCTTTAGCAATTCGTGCAAAATCTTTCTCTGTCATGTTTTCACCGTTCCCTACTGCTGTGTTAAAGGCCGTAGTACTGATTGTATGCTCATAAAATTTTTTAAGAGCATCTTTACCGCATGTAATACCTTCAGTATTCATTTGTATTCTTCTATCGAGTTCCATGCAATCTTTGTGCCACATATGTGTTCCTTCTGGTAGGAAAGGTATTTTTACGTTATACCCGCTTGCATTTGAGTTATCATAGAACTTTTGATTAATTTTGCCAGTTAATAGCATGTCTAAAAATTCTTTGCCATGTGACGGTAACAAGGCAGTGTATAATTCTAAAGTTAATGCCTTTTCATCAATTGCCTCTGTTGATTTATCTACCTGTGGTTGTACACGTGCATCATTTGGATCTGTTGTGTTATATGGGTCAGCTAGTCCTACTGGCCAGCATACTGGGCAATCACCTACAAATTGTGGGTGTTTTACATGTGGTGTTTTATCTGTTTTATGTTTATGAATATAATCGTTACCACAAATAGCACATGTATGTTTGTGTGTCACCCCATCATCCATAATTATAGCGTCACTGCCTGGTTGTACAACCAATCTTTTATACCCACTATGGTAATATATTGTGCCTGGTGTTCGGTTAGTATCAATCTTTTCGTTTGGCTTTCTATCCCTATTGACTTTCCATGGTTCCTTTTGTTTAGATTCTACTGCAAATGGGGCTTCTAATAAGTCATCATATATATCTTTATGGTATCCAACTAATGGTATACAGTTATGGCATGGGTCATAGCATGATTTCACTTGACAACATGAGCAAGTTAACTGCTTATGTTGGCATTTGGAAACACATATATGATCCAATATATGTTTATGTTTACATTTATGTACACATGGAGTTATATAATCACAACATGTACATAATTCATTTTCTGTTGGTTTATTACAACATGTGCATTTTTTATGTCCAATGTGATTACAATTAACAGAATGGTGGTCACATGCGTGTTTCAATGTGTTTTTAACCTCATTTATATTACTTATCTCATAAGTGTTATATTCATCGTTATCTAACCAATTTTCTAATTCATCAAAATTAGTTTTTCCTAAGCTGTCACTTAGTGTTGTGACCCCAATACTATTAATTGAATTTGCTATATGTTTTATATTTTCTGTAGCAGTGTAGCCTTGTGACTCAGATAATGTTGTTAATAGCGCATTTGCTAGAGTTAATCCAATTTGTTTTAAAACGGTAATCCAGTCATATTCTGTATTAACAATATCCAATAACCATTGCCGTCTTACATATGCCCTCCTTATTAGTACTGTTGCTAAAAATGCATGTGATACTACTTCTTCTAAAGTAATGTCAAAATTGCCTATTGTCCTTGATTGTAAGTTATATTTCCTAAATGCAAAACCTATTGCCGCTACAATCATTTCTTGGTAACTTATTTCACCTTTGTGTAAATTACGTGTTAATAATGTTCTTAGTAATTTCTTATGGACAGTAAATGTTTCTAGTTTGATGCCCGTGCCTCCCATTAAAGACATGATACTTCTGCCTTCTAATAATGGTAAAGTGAATTCCATTGTTTTAGCGTCATTGTGTTTTACTAGATTTTTGATAAACTCAATATTTGGAACTTTAGTTGCTACTCTTAATTTTAATCCGCCTATAGTGTTTATATCACGTACTAAGTAGGCGTTATTACAAGTAATGATATCACTTTTTGCTATTTTGATAGTTAAATCATAATCAAGTATGTTAGCTATATTTTCATCATGCCTTAATATTACTAAGCAATCATCTCGTATTTGCCATTCACCAACTTCATTTGTAAGTGGACCGAAAGTAGCCTTTTCGAATTCATTTTGGTATGGTGTTACGAATGCAATTGTCTTAACGCCTATATGCATTAATTCTATTAATTTGTTTTGCCCATAACTATCTTTGCAGTCAATTAACCCATTATCTGTGTTATCTAGATCTTCAACAATGTTAAGTTCTTTTTCAAATTCTATGATATTATGTTTATTAGCGGTGTAATTTATACTGTTGTTGTTAAATAACCTCATACCAGTTGTGAGTAAACAATCACTTATGGCATCATATAGTCCACTAGAATGTGACCCAGAAATTGTATTCCCAATAATTTCCAAATCTGGAAAAGCGGCATTAATATATGATAGTTGACCATCTGTTAACCTACCATCTACCTTAAATGGTTGAATATTTATTTGACTTAGGAATCTGGCTACTACCGCATGGTCATGTAATTCTACATTAGAGGACCATTTTGCACTCTTATAAACTTCTATGTGTTCAAAGAGGTTTTGTGTTATTCCCAACCTCCTTAATAATCCTTGTAGTTTCCGTTGTTTTAATTCTATTGGTTCGCGTTTTGTATTTTCAAAATTATTGTAGTATAATGGTGTTATACAATTGCCACATCGTAGATGCTCTAAGAATTGTGGTGTTGCGTGTTTTGGCCAATTTGGCATGAAACCATTCTTCCGTTTACATGTATTGCAATCTACCCACCATACAAATCTTGTCCTTGTTAGATTATTAATTGTTGTTGGTATAAATTTACCATCACTACCTAGTTGTATTGGAATTGAATTTAATACGTAAGATCCATCACCACAATTTAGTGTTTGGAAACATTGTGTTTGTTGTATATTACCTAAAGTTCTACGTAAGTAACTGCCGAAGAATTTATATAATTGTCCGTTACTAATTCTTTTTGTTCCTGTATACATTCCTTTTTCATTACTAGCCCATGTGCATTCTCCATTACGTTCTAAGTATGCCCAAATTTTTAAACATGTTCCCCTGTCGTCTGCTATATTTAATGGACAATTTGTCATATTTAATAACCTCTCATCATAACAAAATGATCCCTCAAATGTCTCGTTTATTTTTGGCGGTTCGGCACATTTTCCTAGTAATGCCTCGATTTTTGTAGCAATATTTACGTCCGGATTGTAATACATTTCCTTTGCCATTTGTTCGTAGTGCTTTTTAATATTATCATCATTTATTAGGTTATTGTTTGGTTTGTCTATTATCGCACCTTCATTATTTAAAATTTTTTCATAGTAATCGGTTGTATAACTTAATAAACTATCATTTAATATTCCTTGCCAATTTAATTTTTGTATTTCTTCGTTGTTATTTAGGTTTTTATCTATTGTATTTTTAAGTTCACTTAAATTCTTATTCTTATGTCCTTGTGTTTTATTTTTTTCTGTTGCAATTTGGGTTACAACATTGGTATTATGTGTAGTTTGAGTTTCATCAGACCTATCACTATTTACGAAAATGTTTGTCCAACCTTCAATTAAATGATAATTTATGTCAGTTATTTCATAAACTTTATTTTGATTAGTTTCTCCTGTTTTTTCGTTAGTATAACTATCATCGGATATTACACTATCATTATCATCATCTAATCCATGTTCGGCCCTGTATTCCGCGTATTCAGTGGCCCACTTCTTGTGTAATCTCCACATGCGGCTTTTCCGATACATGAATTTGTTATAAGTTTGCCTAGTTCTAAGCCTAGAATAACCATTTTCATTAGTTAGAATATTCGTCATGGTTGCATGCTCTTTACCAGGTAAATGCGTCTTACAATTACCATTACATACTGGTTTATATTCTAGTAAATATAATTTTGATTTTTTAGTACTTTCAAATGAAAGATGGTTTTTCTTATTTTTACCTTTACCATGATATTCTATGTTCACAATCAATTCGGTTATGTTTTCAGTGTGCATTTCCCTTTGTAATTTAATCAACCGTTCTCCAGAGTAATTTAACCCTAACTTTTCAGCCATAATAGAGATGCAAGATTGGTTATTCTCAGTGTCATATATATGGTATTTCCGATGTTCTATATCATATTTAGTATCATAGTCTGAGTAATTAGGTAGCAATTCAAATAGTGCCTCATTTAGTAGTTTTGGGTCTACATACGGTTGTCGGTCTATTTTAAATGTACTATTGCCAACTTTAGTTTTTCCGTTTGTAGGTGAGTTCATATTATGGTATTTGTAATCCAGTTCAGTAACTGGTTGTATTGGCACACCACCATTTTCACCATTACAATTGCGGGCTTTTACCCTTAATTCTTCTTCCTCTAATCTACGAGCAATATTTTTTTTTCTTTGTTCAGCGTAGCAATAAGCACAATCATCATCGTATATTTTATGTTGTGGGCATGTTTCGATTATTTTTGTTTCGTTTGCTTCTTCATTTATTGGTGGTGCCTGCTTTGATATCTCTGCTATTATTTGTTTTTTATCCGTCTTGTTTTTTCTTTTTTTTGTATTCCTGTTATAATTTTTTCCATATCCTGTTACTTGTTTCGTTTGTAAATTATCGTTGCTTATTTTAGTATCCTTTATTTTTGTATCAGTTATGGGTTCTTTCTTTTTAACAGATTGTTTATTGATACTATTTATGTTCGTGATCCCTCCATAGTAGCTGGATAATTTAGCATCCATAACTTTCAGTTGGTTAGTATATGGCACTAATTTTAATAAATTAACACAAAGGCGTAAAGCCTTAGCAGCTTGTTGCGTTTCAACTAATTCTTTAATGCTTATGTAAAATTCATTTATATCGTAAAATGTAAATTTGTCTGGATGTAATGCGATTAATAATGCCCTTTTTACTACCGCAGTTGGATATCCTGCTGGATCTAATTCTATTACTTCTTTAGCTATCCGTGTTTCACATTTTGGTTTTTGTCTAAAAGTTAATGAAAAATGCAAACTTTTGTTTTTAAATTCTTGTTGTTTGTTAGCCCTATTCCATTCTTGTCGTACTTTATTTGAAACATGTTGTTTTCTTTTCTCATTGTCAATATGTTTTAAAAAGGCTTTGTTGATTATAATATGTTTTCCTTGTTTGCTCCCAATGCCAATATTATTTAAATATTCATTTTTTCCAGTAATCATTGTTGAGCTATTTTTAACTAATGCCATCCGGTAACCCATTGGTTCCCCTTGATTAGTAAGCATTCCTGGCATTGGTTTTAATTGCTGCTTTAAATGGCCTTGGTTAGAGGCCACAATCACCGCGGCAGCATCGCGGTGATTTGTGTGTTTGTAAGTAGATATTGTGTTTTGGTTGTTGTTGATGTTAGTGATGTGAGTGTTGGGCGCCATTTTCTTGACGTAA